AAGGAGCAACGTTGAGATTAGTTTCCTGTGGCATAATTCTTTAGAACTGCAAGATAATCTTTACATCTTCTTTCTGTGAGGAAGACCTTGTTACGGAAGGTCTATTGTCAAGGAAAATAATGTTTCCGGAGTATTTCTGAGACTCTGGTAGTGAAACACCATTAGTGAAGGTTTGACCAAGATAGTATGTACGACTATTTAGAACGGTTGAAACGCCGGTAAAAATAGTGTCAATACCTAAATTGGAACTTCCTCCAACAATCGTAAAACTACCACCAGTAGTAGTATTGGTGGTAAATCTATTCATATTAAATCCATATGTTGGATCAGGATTTAATGAACCATTGGTACTAAAACCTGCAGTTGACTTATCCTGCCAGTACTTCAGAACACCAGTAACTTGATCGTATGAAACAACTCTACCAACAGCAGTTGATCCAAGACCAACTGTTTGGGTGATATATGCATCCTGAGTAAATGTGACTGAACTATAACCAGTACCAGTCAATCTAAGGGCATAAAGAGCACTAGCCTTATCAAGTGTAAGATTTGAACTTGAACCCTGTGCGTATGGATTTTCTACAAGTCCTACAGACGCAAACTGGTTACCAGTGATAAAATCTGGATTTTCAGTATCATTTTCAAATCTAGAATATGTCAGAACATTATATGCACCTAGTTCTCTGTAGATATCGGCACCATGACCACCTTGTGGTGGGACAATTACATTAAAAATTGGTAAAGTTGTACCAGTAGGAACTCCACCAGATTCCCAATCAACAGAACCAAAGGTATATCCAGAACCTCCTTTGGAAATATTAATACTTTCTACTTTAGAGTCATTGTTGATAACAATAGTTGCTTCTGCACCATTACCATCACCTTTAATAGGAACTCTAGTATATGTTCTATTGGCAGTACCAATACCAACACCACGGTTTCTGATTGTAATGACCTTTAATTGACCACTGTTTTCAGCGTTATCTCTTACTGGAGAATCTTTGGTATTTGTATACCAATCACTAGGAACAGGAATGTAGTTGGTCGAGTCAAATTTAATTGCCTGACTTGGACTAATGGTATAAAGGTATTTCCAAATGTAACCATCACCACTACTACCCGCCTCTCTTGGTTCTAGATCAGTAAATGTTGGTTCGTCCAGAGAAGGACTACCAACAAAGTTGTTTTCAGGGTCAGCACCATTATAGAGACAAGTATAAACTCTATAATCACTATTCATTACATAATAGTTTGCAGAATATAAGTCAAACGAGCCCGAAGGTTGTGAAGGATTATTTCTACTAATGTCATGACGGTACATGTCATAGGTAGTACCCGATGTCCAGGTTACTTTCCTAACAACCTGACTTACATCACTTGCATTTATTTTTTTCAATGCAAGCATTGAATCCCATGTGTTACTATAGGTTTCAAAACTATCAATCGGAGTGGGAGGATTAGAATCCCAGTTCGATTGATAGTCCGTTGCATTAGGAATACCAATGAAAGTATAATAAGAATTTGAGCTGGACTGGATACCGGCAACAAAATTCTTAGCATTCAATATTCTAAGTTGATCAGTAATTATTGCTGCCATTTTGTTAGGACTTTTTGTTATTTAGTTAGTTAAATGTGATCTATTTTCTTTCAACAGTAGGTTATTCTATAAGATTATTTAGACATAGTTGTCTGATTTAAGAGGACTATTTCTACTAACAAGACCAGAAGTTGATATTCCTGTATACCCATTCGATGTATATGCAGTAAATGTCTCAATTCCTGTTCTTGTATTAAAGAGAATCTTACCCCAACTATATTGTCCTGTAGCAGTTGATCCATAACTAATACTGTCAATAGAACCAACATTTGTTGTAATTCTTCTGATAGCTGTAATGCCATAACCAGTAACGGTGATCATTTCCGTTGATACTGCCGCAACCTGATAGACTGCGTCAGAGTAAGTAATGGCAGTTCCAACAACATTGGACGTGGTGTCCTGTGTATTAAATGATCCCCCAGCGTCAATATTAGTATCAAATATAGTAAGATAATCACCAACATCAATTGTACTGACTGTAATTCCAGTCCCAATCAAATATCCATCCCTCATAAATGAATCTTCTGGAATAAAGAGGTCAAATATGTATTTGTTTTGTGAACCAACCTTTGTAGTATTGAAACCAACAATAGTTCCATAATCTCCACTGTAAGAATTGATGGGAATTTCTTCTTCAATAACTTTTGGTGTTTCAATAAGAACAACTGGTGGGTTTGATGAAGTGTATCCTGAACCAGGATTTACAACTGTGATTGTATTGACTGATCCACCAGAGACAGTTGCGGTTGTAGATGCCCTCTGCGTCAATCCAATTCCTGCAGGTGTAGAAATGACGACCTGTGGTGTAACTGTATAGCCAATTCCAGGATTGGTAATGTTGACAGAAGTAATTGTTCCTGCGGAAGAAACAATTACTGTAGCAGATGCTCCAACCAAAGTATTTTGTGATACGATATTAATGTTTTTTTGGAAGGATCTTACAGTCGCTTCGTTCTCTGCCCCATAAAGAGGTCTTACAGAATCAACATATGCGACGGTTGATGCCAAACTTACTGGTTGAATCAGATAGGATGAAGGGTAGATCAGAGGCTCATAATGAGTTCTGTCCTTACCAACAACCTCACCATCAATAATCTTATCGGTAAGTTGTTTACACCAGGTAACAGGTCTTAATAGATTTGCATCAGTTGTAATACCTGGACCACTATAAGGATTGGTGAATACAGAATCAATAGTGATAATGTCAGTAACTATTCTTAAATCTTCTTCAAGACCAATACCCTGACCAAGTTCTGGGTTATTGTCAATGTCAAGACTATCTCCCGGTTTGACAGTTTCTAGAATATCAACGAATCTAACATCAACACCACCGGTTCCTTTATAAAACAGAATCTTAGATGTATCACCTACCTTAGGTGCCTCAGTAAATTGAATGATACTACCACCCTTGAAGATATATGCACCTCCAGGAACTTGTAATATATCATTGATGAAGACAATCAACGTTTGTTCAACATCAACAGAAGAACCTTTTGCTGCAATAATTGTGAATGGTTCCTCATTAAGTGTTAGTTGGAAGTTAGTCTTTTGTCCGTCAAACTCATTATCAAGAGTGTCAAGAATTTCTGTTTGACCAACAGACCAAGAGTTAAACTTATCATCATAAACTTCATCGATCAGAAGTTGGAAGTTTTCAAATACAGCATTTGAATCAGTAGGAATACCAGTGGTTCCACCAGATTCAATTGTAAGTCTCTCACCGTTACCATAACCAAATCCAAAATTTCTAAGTGTGAAACTAATAACACTGGAACCTTGTCCAACTAAAATATCGACTGTTGCACTTTGACCGGAACCAACATAACCAGGTGCATAACTCAGAGGAATATTATCATAACTCAGTGGATCATCAAATACCAAGTCTGGAAGATTTGTTCCAGTATACCCAACACCTGGATTTGTAATGGCAACACTTACAATATGGCCACCACTAATCGCGGCAGTTCCAATAAATTCAATATTAGGAGTACCTGAACTGTAAGTCTGAACACCAACATTAACAACAGTCTGGATACCAGACCTGTAACCAGAACCAGAATTTGCGATACTTACATTGGTAATTGTTCCAGTAGAAGAAACAGTTACAGTTCCACCAGCGGATACAAGAGGTTGATAACCAAATCCGTTGGATGAACCAACAGAAACCATCAGACCACCAATTGGATACTCGCCATTATTTGGATCATAACCAGTAGGAAGACCATCATTACCAGTGAATGTGATACTGGTAACACCAGTATTTTCGGACATTCTATAATCACCAACTTGAAGTGAAGGTAATTGACTACCTGTAGGTTGTTGGAAGATGCCGTTAACAATAACAAATGGATTTTGTGTCGCAATACCACTAACATTAGAACCACCAACCTTCATACTAAATTCACTTCTAATACCAGTGAACTGATCAGAAATATTATCGTAGATATAATTCTCATAGTATGTCTCATTGACCGAATTTGTAAGACCAGACCTCATAAACGATCTTCCTTGGAAGGATGATTGTCTGGTAATATCAGTCCAATCAGTTTCATCAGGATTTTCTGCTGTAGTGACCCCAACTGGCTCTGGGCCTTTAGGTGCAGATGCAAAGTTCAAGGTGTTTCCAATAATATTGTACTCACCACTTAGTTTTTCGACCAAATCACCAATAGAGTGTGATCCTCTTGAGGTTCCTAGTCTTCCTCTAAGAACATTGACTGATGTCGTATTACCAACACCAACAGATGCAACAGTAACAATCTCATCACCAATACGAAGGTTGTCGCCTGTGAAGATTGAAGTGATACCTGTGAGTAAGATGTCCTGTTGGAATATAACATCTTGTGCAAGAGTTGTTGTAATACCAAAAGAAACAATTGGTGATTGAACAATATTATCAACTGCAAGAAGAACTTTCTGATTCTGTTTTGTTGCTGTAATACTATGTCCTGCACCAATACCAGTAGATCCGATACTTAGAACAACTGGCGAAAGTTTAAGAGCATTTTCACTAGTAGTGGCAAACTTAAGATCCTTACTATTTGGAGCAACAACATATAGAGTTGTTGGTAACTTGTCAGTAAGACCGATACCAGGAACTGTTGTTGCAGCAATACCAATCGCTGCAGTTGTTCCGGCACCAGGAGAACTATAAACAACTTCTTCACCAGTTACAAAGAAGTGATTTGGAATGGATATACTATTATTTGTTGTCGAAACAATTCCAGGATCACTACCATCAAATCTTCTCAAGAAAATTTGATCACCCTTATGCTTCAAATCAAATGATGTCGCAAGATCAAATAAAGTTCCTGTGTAAGTTTTTTCATCACCTCTAATACGCAAATTATTCAAATTGATAAGATCTGGTCTACCACTATCGGTAGAGGGTTCCATACCGATAGTGAATACTCTTACCTCAACATCAATACTTGCATTAGGGGTATATGTGAGATTAAGAATACCACTAGTCGTATCAATACCAACTTGACCTAAAGAACCACCACTCTCAACATTTGCATATTCAACAAACTCAGATGGAGTAGTAACAGATTGAAGTGTGATAACTTCAAATGATTCATATTCGTTATTAGTGGTATCTTTCACAGTGACAATGTGATAACCAGCTTCTGTTATTCCAGAGTAACTGGCGATTGTATTCGCGGTGGGAGAACCAGATGCAGCGATTGAAGTAAATTTGGAATCTAGTTTTGCACTGTTTAGATAAGTTGTTCCTGCAACACCAGTATTATCGGAGGTAGCAATAATGGAGGTATTAACAGTAAGTCCAACCCCAACACTTGGGATGAGATCAACATCAATATTACTTCCATCAACATAAACATTGAAAGTACCAAATCCAGTTATATTAGTAGAAATGTTACCGTACTCCAAGAAATATACGTCAGTTCCATCGTGAACCAAATTAAGTTCATTTACAGAGTAGTCATTACTAGTATCTTCAATTTGTACAAGTAACTTGGCAGATCTATAAGTATTTGGAATGGAGACAATTGTTGTAGTTGTGCCAGCAGAAACATTGACATGAGCACTATCAACTTGAATAATATCACCGAATGAAGTTGTACCTATGCCACTAATATTGTCAAGAATACTAAATGATAGGGTATTGACATCGTAAGAGTTGTATGCAAAATTAATTGGATAAAATCTTAGTTCCCACTTTGTAGGATCACCACTTATAACAAAGTCAAATGAGCCCAGATTATTTCCACTATCAACCTCACCATATTCTGAAATATACGACGTACTATTGATATCATTATTGTGAAGAATAGAGACAAACTCAATTTGTCTCTGGTTAGTCAGAACCTGATCTCTACAATATGTAAGAATTTTATTATATGTGTGATTTGTAGGGAACTCGCCCACATTGGAGTATTTCTCCAATCTCACAATACTATTGAAAGTACTACTAAAATCATCAATACTCAGAACTCTATTACCAAAAGATTCGTTATAATCTATAAGAATTTTATTATCAAAATTAATTTGATCGGAAGTGAAATTGCTATCAATATAAAATGAATTTTCTGATACGTTATCAAAATCCTGCCAACAATGAATACTTGACTCACTAATGACATCAATGACAACTTCAACATCAGATTGTGCAGGAGATACAATAATACCACCTGGGGTTTGTTCTGTAGATTCTACTCTTAGATCTGCAAACTTTGCAAGACCTGCAACGTGACCAAGACTACTGACAGCATCATCCCACTTATCAAGAGCTACACGGGATTTAAGTGAATATGAAAGATTCTGATAATATTCATTATTCGGAATTTTCTGAAGACTATCATTCAAGAATCCAGAGTTTGTTTTCCAACCATTAACAAATGTCGTTCCTGCACCTGTCGAAACAGTTGAATTAAAGTCAAGTTTACTCTGAACAACGACTTCTGTTCCAGAAGATTCTCCAATAATCCTAGAACCCACTTCAAATTCGTTAGGAGTGGATACAACTAACCTTCTGTTAGTGGGGTTCCATCTTTCAACAACACCTTTCTTACTACCAGAAGTTACAACTTCATCAATATTGAATTGATTTGGTTTTAATGTGATATCAAATACTGGAAAGTCACTTTCAGGAATTGCTCTACCTGAAGATATTTTGGGATCCATTATACCTGGTTTCTCACCAGACTTTAAGTATCCATTAAGACTATAGTCGAAGTATGCGCCAGAACCACCAATTTGAGAATCAAATCCAGTTACTTCAAATAATGTATAGTTATAATTTTGAGAATTGTATCCCGTACCTGTAGAACCGATGCCAATAGAGATACCTTCGATCAGGACCTTTTCTCCAGTTCTATATCTAAAGTTTTGTGGTTCACTAAACTGAGCACTCAAAAATACTCTGACATTGTTGGTAGCTTCTGTATAGACAACTGAAGAGATACCTACACCATTAGAATTTTTGATTGGAATGATCGTTGGAATGTTACTATAAAGACCATTAGTGTTTTTAAGAATCTCAACTTCGGTATCACCAAGAGTATATCTGATGTCCATATCATCAACAACTTTATTGGTAAATCCATCAAGAACAACTAATTCTGGATGTACCAGATAGTTTTTACCGGAAGAAGTGACACCGATATTGTCAAATGACTGTAGTGCTTCTACTTCCAGAATCTCTGGAACATTTGTAACAACTTTAAGTGTTTGATCAGTGGGATAATTAAATCCAATATCCTCAAATTTTGTAGAAAGAACTTCACCAATACTTTCACTGGTTAATGTGATTATTGCATTACTACCAATACCACTTCTTATTGAAGTAATACCAGGTAACTCTTT